CGAGAAATTTCTTCCATAATGCCAGGCTCATCGAACTCCTCATGCTGTGCTCTTTCCCTGACCAGATCAATCCCCTTGAGGGTTCCCGTTTCTAACCCTTCCCGAAGAGTTTGTGCCATGTAGCCATTCATTTCGACAATGGGGCGACACTTTTTTTCAACATTTTCTTCGTCCCTGAACGTGAAATTTGAAACAGCTTTGAACTCGGAGGTCAAGAACGGTTTAAGTTTGGTCTGCCCAATTCCTGGGACATCTTCCAAGAGCATGAGATAAACGGGTTCTCTTGGGCGCTGGGGGATCAGAGATATCACCACATGAGCTGAAATGGCCACTCCCTCACCATCAAGTTTCGGTTCTACTCTTAGGGCACCAGTCTCTAAATTGCTAAAAACTGGATCGGATGCCATTTGGTCCGCATACTGAATTAGTAAACAGACCACCTGATTTTCATGATCAAACCGAATATCATTAATTCGGATTGCAGCAGTGTCATTATTGATTAGCTTTACTGACTCGCCTGCCTGTTGCCTACTATGTAAAAGTTGCATTAGCTCAAGTAACGGCATATCAGGTGCTTCGTCGGGGTGAGGCCTCAAAATTTTATCGAAATAAAAAACCCAACGTTCTCTCTGACTGAGCATTAGAACCCTCCTTTTACTCCCGGCTGAAGAGCATCTCTCGCCGGGGCCAGAAATTGATGGATGTGCGGTCGTAGTTAGCAGTATGCCATTTAACTATTGATCTTTTAGTCTTCGGAATAGGTCACTCCATCTTCAATATAGTAATTATTCTCGCTGCGCGGGCACTCCTCGCGCATGAGAGCAAGACACCTGGCAACGCTGGCTTCAGAATCTCCGAAACTCATGGTTTCATGGCCGCACTTGCTGCAAATGGCGCGGATGCACGGAGACTCGGTGCCATAGTCATTCGTTTCCGAGTCCTCAATAATTTCACATTTCACTTTTGCCATGTTGCCCCCTGTCTATTTCAGATCATTTGGCGTTTTAAGCGCATTCAACGTTGCCCAATCGGTCACCTCGGATATGCAGATCCCGTCGTCGCCGTCGACAAACTGTTTGAAATGGTCGCGAAGTCCAGAAGACTTTGTATTGATCCGGTTGAAACACCACAAAGATTCGAGGATTCTGACAGCGTTGAACTTTTGCAGTTCGTCGTAGAGAGGCTGGTAATTCCGCTGCTTCCTCAGATCGTAATTCAGAAAATAAAGCGCCATGACATCCCCCTTCCATTGACTCTAGATTTTGTGAAGTCACTCCGGCAAAGTCAGTTTTGTGCCGTCTGAAAAAACGATTACAGCTGGCTCAAACACGGAACGAAATTTAGACCCTCGCAAGTTTGCAATCGCCTTGTGTTCAGGAATGAATTGATTAAAGTCTCGTGCCCCGGTCCAGGTTTTCATCTCACCGGCACGGATTCCATCTTCATAAGAAAAACCGATGGAGCCAACCTCTTTATCAAACATATTGATGAAGCGCACTGACCCGTTGATACCGGATATATCCTTGCGACCCTTATTCTTTATCGCCAGCTCAATGATCTGTTGATCCTGGTATCTTCCGCTCTGCCAATCCGATGGGCGCATGTAGAGATCGACGACCGCAACCGTCAGGGCCTCGTCAACGGTTTTGCGCATTTCAGCGCGTTCTCTTTCGACTTTCTCTTTAAGGGCTTTTTCTTCCGCCTCTTTAGCAGCAAGTTCAGCCTGCCATTTCTTCTGCGCCTCAATGGCTTGGCCAATTGTCATTCCATTCGGGATTCCCCCTCCACCGAAAACCTCTCCAAGTTTTGCTCGAATGAGATAAGCACCAAAAACATTACGATCTGCCTCAGAGAGTTTGGCAATAGAGTCTTTGAGCTCACTATCCCATTTTGACATTTCTTGCGGGATGACGGTGTTTTTCGGGTCGCCGCAGCCAACCAGAAGAAATACAGCTATCAACAAAACGAAAACGATCCTCATGACTACCCCCTTCACCGGAATAAGTAACTACCTGGCCAACGCCAAGTTCACATTCGTCAATCCGGCTCTCCGTTTGCCTTTCGCCCCCGCCCTTTTTCTGCCAGAAACTCGGCTATCAATTTCTGGTCCTCAGTGTATTTGAGAACTTCGCGGCGCTTTTCGTCGGGCATCTCCCGTAGCATCAACAAGATCTTTTCGCTGATCGCATCGACCGGCGGCGCCGTTTTACTGTAAGGCGACGCTTCTTCGCCGATATGCGGCGACTCCATCTCGCCGATCCCGGTAATCAGCCATTCGATGTTCACCCAAGGGAAAGCTTTTTTTACGGCCTGGAAAAAGTCTGATGTTGGAGAACTCTTCCCGCCGAGATAGTTGAAAAGATGTCTCCGGCTAACCCCAGTTTTTTCGGCAAATTCCTCCCGCCCTAGAGAAGATTGCTTAATTACTGCCTTTAGCCGTTCTGAAATATCCATAAAAACAGACACTTACAGAAAAATGCAGCATATTGCACTTTTCTGTTGCAATGGGAAATATATTGCACCATACTCGCGGTGTCAGTTAAGAAACATCAGCGAATATTTAACCGCAATAGCTACGAAAAAGGAGGCTCCCTTGGAACCCCTCGACAGAAGAATTGCTCTCATGCGCGCTACGCCCCGCATTCGCCTAACGGATATTGCCCGTTCCTGCAAGGTCAGCCCGGCTTCGGTCGCCCGAGTGATCGACGGGCAATCGACGTCCGACCGGATTCAGCGGGTGATCGCCAAGGCGATCGGCCAGCCGGTGGAGGACGTCTTCCCGGAACGGACCCGGCGCGCTCGGCGCGACCGCGTGGTCGAGCAAAAGCTGGCGGGTTGACGATACCACACCAGCGAGCGCTGAAAAAACGATTTTAACGGGGGCGATCATGACAACAAAACTTTCACTCATGCGCCGGGTTCATCTTGACGGGACGGTTCATTTCGCTGGTCAGTCCTACAGAGTTCCAAAAGCCTACCGCCACCTTGCCCAGGTTGAGGTGCTGGTCGATCGGAACTCCGGCTCTCCGCAAGTGTTTCTATGTGTTGAAGACGAATCTCCAGTCCTAGTAGGAGACTATACACCCTCTCCAGGCATTCCTTTTTCAGCGTCGCCGTCTCGCAATCAGGCCGATACAGCCCCTCTTCAAAACAACAGCCCGCGTTTGGGCAGTCGGAAAAAGCGCGGTAGTCGCCGGGCACGAGCAGCCTCTTTCCTTCGCGCAGCGGGTAATAGGAAACGGGGGTCATCGCTGCGCTGCACCACGGGCATTTGTGGCGATAAAGCCCCTCTCGCGCATAGCGGCGGGAGCGATCCCATCTCTCCGGTTCTGGATCGCCGAAATGATGTGTTCTCAGACACTTCTCGTTTAGACAACCGAATTCCATAACCGCCCTCCTTGTGGTGATGGTGAAAGCGTAGCAGCCGAGTGAACAGCCCACAACGTCTAAAGCGAGGATTTTTCTAGACATGAGACGACAACCGGTTCCAGCCAATCAGCTGCCCTTCGACTTTGATGCCCTGGTCGACGAGTACATCGAGGTCAAGTCCGACCTGGTGGAAGCAGCGCACGGGCCTGCCCAGCCGCACCACGGCGCCGAAAACGAAATGGAGGCGTGCATCGAGATCGCCGCGGCGGTCAAGCGCACGCTGCGCGAGTCGCATTTATCGCGGGAGCAGCTGGTCGACGGCATCAATGCGTATTTCGGGCGCTCCGACGAGGGGGCCGACGCCGACCAGCCGACCTGCCGCAAGCCGCTGACGATCCACATGCTGAACAACTATCTGAGCAAGCCGTGCGAGTACCCGCTCCCCGCTTATTACCTGTACGCGATCCACCATGTGACGGGGATCATCGAGCCGGGGGCCACGATCGTGGCGGCGGCCGGAGGGCAGGTGGCGACGGCGGAGGAAGTGCGGCTGCTTCAGCTGGGCAAGCTGGAACAAGCGCTGGACGAACTGCGCCGCCTGCGCAGCGAACTGAGAGGGAGGGCCAAGCGATGAAATGGATGCTGTTGAGATGGCTACTGGTCACGGTGGGCGGTTTCGGCTTGTTGCTGGCCGGTGCCGATGGGCCGTTCTTCCCCAGGACAAATCTGGCGGGCATGGCGCTGGTGGCCGCAGCCATGCTGCTTCTGCGCCGTGATCCAAGCTATCTGCGGCGGGCCAAGGGGGCGTGATGTCGACGTATACGCGGATCAACGCGGTGAAGGTGTCTGTCGCCATCCTGCGCTACCTGGCCGAGCAGAAGCAGCCGGTGACAGGCCAGGACGTGGCGCGGGCCACCGGGGAAAAGCACGGGACGGTGATGTGCCACCTGGCGACGCTGGAAGACGAGCGGCTGGTGCGCTCGGTGGGTGGCGCCTATGAACTAGACATGGGGCTGGCGCTGTTCTGGGCGCGGAAGAAGTCGCAGCTGCAGGGGCAGATCGAGCGGGCAACCGTTGAACTCAATCAACTGGAGGCATGACATGGCAGTCAATGAAAAGGAGAAGGGCTGGCTGGTACACACCAGCGTCACCGACGGCAACTTCAGGAGCTCGGTGGAACGGGCCAACGCCGAGACGATCATGGCGGCGCTGGAGGAAATCACCGGTCAGCCCGGGCATAAGGTGCGGGAAAAAGCGTTGCGGGCGCAGTTGGCCAAGCTTTCGAAGGCTGCCCACGATCAGGCCAGTGAAGCGGCCACGGAAGTGGTTGAGATGGAGCAGCGCCGCGAGGCGAATGTGGTTAACGAGCAAGCGGAACGCGAGCGGCGGATCGCCGAATGCCATCAGGTCATTGGTCGGATTCAAGGTGTCAAGATGGTTTCCGATTTCGGCAACGTTGCCGGTTTAGTCTGGCTGCGCGAGGTACGGGAGACCAAACTTTACCGCGATCTGCCAGGGGTAGGAACGTGGGAAAAGTTTTGTGAATCCGTTGGGATATCAAGAAGGAAGGTTGAAGAAGACCTTTTGAACCTTGAAACTTTCGGCGAAGAATTTTTAGGCAACGTTGCCGGTTTTCGTGTTGGCTACCGCGATCTCCGCCGGCTTCGCCAGCTCACCCACGAGGGGGCGCTGCAGATCGAAGATGGCGTCCTGGTTGTCGGCGATGAGGAGATCCCGCTGGATCCCGACCACCGCGAGGATCTGCAGGCGGCGATGGAGCGACTGCTCGACGCCAAGGACGCGGTCATCCGGGAGAAAGACGCTACCCAGCGGGCCAACGAGAAGCTGCTCCAGGCGAAGCAGGATCTGATCAGGAAACAGGAAAAAGAGATCGCCCGTTACGAAGGTGCCGCCGAGGCCAAGGGGCTGACCGCCGCCGAGGACGCCTTCATTCAGCAATGCAGCAACGCCCGCACCACCATCGACGGTTTCCTGCTCAAGTTCGACCCGGACCGCAATCCCCTGCCAGAAGATGCCACCCCGCGCATGAAAGCGGCGCTGATGGAAACTCTCGGCTATTTCCGCCGGGCGATCGTCGCGGCGCATGACACCGCCGGCGATCTTTACGGCGTCGCCGAAATGGATTCTGCCGGCTGGGTACCGCCGAACCTGCGCGAGGGGCGCGAGGAGGACTGAGGCCATGGAGTGGGCACGCGAGATGGCCGCCCGCCTCGGGCAGGCGGTTAACGGCGAAAAGGACCGGATCATTGCCGAGTACCAGAGCCTGACCGGCAAGAGCCGGGCTACGCTCTACCGGATCGCCGCGAAACATGGCTTCGACAGCGGCCGCAAGCCGCGCGAGGACAAGGGGACGCTCAAGAGTGGGCTGACCGAGGAGCAGCTGCAGTTTGTCAGCACGCTGATCCAGACGACGGCCCGCGAGGTGAAGGGGTGCATTTTCCCGGTCTCCTCGGCGCTGCAGGTCGCTATCGATAACGGCGTCATCGCGGAAGGGCAGATCTCGGAAGCGCGGCTGCAGGCGATCCTGCGCGAACGCGAGATGAACGCAGCCGCCCTCGATGCCGTCTCCCCGTCCATCCGCATGGCCAGCGAGCATCCGAACCATGTGCACATCTTCGATGCCTCGATCTGCATCCAGTACTACCTCAAGGGCGGCAAGGGGTTGCGGATCATCGACGAGCGCGACTTCCGCGAGAAGAAACCGGCCAACTTTGACAAGATCAAGCAGCGACTGATCCGGATGATCCTGACCGATCACACCAGCCACTTCATCTTTCCCCGTTACTACGTGGCCGCAGGGGAAAACCAGCAGACCACCTTCGATTTCCTCACCACCTCCTGGCGCGGCGGGCTGCACGAGAAGCTGCCCTTCCGCGGCGTCCCGAAGTTCCTGCTGATGGACGCCGGCAGCGCCAATATTGCCAAGGGGATTCTACAGCTGCTTGAGCGGCTGGAAATCGATATCCCGAAGAACATGCCGCACAACCCCCGCCGGCAGGGCTCGGCCGAATGCGCCCAGGAAATCGTTGAAAGCCATTTCGAAGCGCTCTTGCGGCTGGAGCCGGCGACCACCATTGAGGAACTCAACGCCTGGGCGCTCGACTGGGCGGTCTGGTGGAACTGCACCCGAACGGTGCGCCGCCACCAAATGACTCGCACCGCCTGCTGGCTCACCATCCGTCAGGAACAACTGCGCGATCTGCCTTGCGACGACATCCTGCGCGATCTGTACGCCGAGCCCGAGGTGGAACGCACGGTGCGCCAAGACAACACCATCAGTTTCCGCGCCCAGGACTATCGCCTCAAGCACATCTCCGGCATCCGCCCGGGCAAGAAGGTCAAGGTGGTGCTGCGCCCCTATCACTGGCCCGAGGTGGCGGTGATCTTCGACGAGACCGAATACCTGGTGCAACCGATCGGCAAGCTGGCCTACGGCTTCTCGGCCGACGCGGCGGTCATTGGCCAGGAATACAAGGCCCAGCCGGACACCACGGTGCAGAAGGTGCGCAAGGCCAACGAGAATCTGGCGTTCGGCGAGGAGCGGAAGAAAGACGCCGCGCCATTTGGCGGCACGCTGCAGGTGTTCGGGCATCACGCCGACAAGGTCGCGGCGACCCCGATGCCGCGCCGGGGAACGCCGATGGAAGTTGCCAGGCCCGCCGGCCCCACCATGCTGCCGATCATGGAGTTGTTCAAGCGGCTACGTGCGGCCGGGGCGGCGATGTCATCGGATCTGAATCAGCAGCTGCGCGCCGCCTACGGCGAGAGCATCGAGGTCAAAACGATGGAGGCGGTGGTCGCCGCCATTGTCGAGGATAAGGACTGGCGCCAGGTCGAGCCCAAACGGGCGGCGCTGTAATCACATTCAAGGAGGCAAGAGATGAACTGTCCACGCTGCAAAACTCCTCTGACGGAAGCCAACTTCTTCATCGACACGTTCGACGATCAGACCGCCGATCTGGCTCAGATCGTGGTCTCTCATTCGGCCTGTGGCTACAGGGGCTATGTGCTGCTCACCGGCACCAGCCTGGTGGAAGTCGTCCCGGAGGGGGGGGCGTGCAATGTCGCGTGAAGCCTACAAGATGGAATTCCAGCCGCTGGTGTTGAAAGAGCTGACGATGGCTGCCGACATCAGCCAAGGCCAGGTGGCGGACGCTCTCGCCAAAATTCTGGGGCGCCCTGTCAGCCGGGCGACCGTCAACATCTTGATCAACCGCGGCTACATACCGAACACGATGGGCGATTTCAAGGGCGCGGTCGAGCGGGTCATTGCCAGCGACACGCGCGCCATGAACTGGCTGCAGCTGCGAAACATGGTTGTGGCCGACATCTGGCAGCCCCTCGGCAAAGATTTGCGGCTCGGCATGCCAAAAGGGCATGGCCGGCGGTCAGTCATCGGACATACCAACAAAAAACCGGCCCTGGTTGCGGGCAATCCAGAGGTCATCACTATCACATGGGAGGTGGAAATGGTCAGTCAGGAGGCAATGAAGCATTTCAAGATTTTCCGCAATCCGTTCATTGACGATGTGCAGAAGGATGCGGACATCTACATGAGCGAGGAACACCGCTATATCGAGGCGGCGATGCTCGATGCCGCGCGGCACGGCGGGTTCCTCGCGGTGATCGGCGAGGTCGGCAGCGGCAAGTCGATCATGCGCCGCAAGGTGATCGAGCAGCTCAAGCGCGACGGCGATGTGCTGGTGATCTACCCGCAGATGATCGACAAGGGGCGGCTGACGGCCGGCTCGATCTGCGACGCGATCATCCAGGACGTGTCCAGCGAGCGCTGCAAGGCGAAGCTGGAGGACAAGACCCGCCAGGTGCAGCGGCTGCTGCTCGACCGGGCGAAATCCGGGTACCGGGCGTGTCTGATCATCGAGGAGGCACACGACCTGAACGTGCAGACGCTCAAGTACCTGAAGCGCTTCTACGAGCTGGAAGACGGCTACCGCAAGTTGCTGGGGATCGTGCTGATCGGTCAGACCGAACTGCGCGACGTGCTCGACGAGCGGCAGAACGTGGACATGCGCGAGGTGATCCGGCGCGTGCAGGTGGCGGAAATCAAGGGGCTCAACGGGCACCTGAGCGAATACCTGTCCCTCAAGTTCAAGCGGATCGGCAAGCCGGTCGAGGAGGTTTTTGCCGAGGACGCTTTCGACGCCTTGTCGAAGCGGCTGACGAGCATGACTCGCGACGGCAAGGGGAAGGTCAGCCACGCCTACCCGCTGCTGGTCAACAATTATACCGCCCGCGCGCTCAACATGGCCCAGGAGATGGGGGAAGCCCGGATCACGGCCGATGTGGTGATGGCGCTGTAGGGCGAAATTCAAAGGAGCTTTAACGATGAGCAGAAAAAGGATTGAAGGAACGGCCCTCTCCAGTTGGGACCAGGTAGACGAAGCTCTGCGCGAGATCGGCATGCTCGATCGGGACCTGGGCCTGCTGGAGTCGGGGGCGAATGAACAGATCGACCGGATCAAGGCCGACACCAAAGCGGCGGCCGCACCGCTGCACGATCGCAAGGCGGCGCTGGAGCTGGCGATCAAGGAGTTCACCGAAGCAAACCGGGGCGAGTTCACCAAGGTGAAGACCAAGATACTGACCTTCGGGTCAGTTGGGTTCAGGATCTCGACGCGGGTGATGATCAAGCGGGTGGCCGACACGCTGCAGGCCCTCAAGGATCTTGGCTTGACCGGCTGCATCCGGACCAAGGAAGAGCCGGACAAGGAGGCGATGAAGAACCTCTCCAGCGAGACGCTGGCCGAGGTCGGCGCCAGCCTGAAGACGGACAACGTGTTCGGCTACGAGATCAACCAAGAGCGGCTGAAGGAAGTGGCGTGATGGTGTCTCTCGGCAAACAGTACCGGGCGCTGTGCTCGGGTGCGATTTACGAGGTCGTGGAGACCGACCAAAAGGGAGGCGTGATTTTGCAGCACACGGTCAAGGGTTTCACGGTGAAGTTTCCCGAGGCGCAACTGCCGAAACTGTTTGAGGAGGTGGCGTGATGTTCGAGCTACGCGCGCTTTGTACCAGTCCCCGGTGCGGCCGGCATGAATTCCACTTGCTACGAAGCAACGTGGTCCGCAAGTCGACCAGCGGGCAGCCGTACACAATCAGCCAGGTGGTCTGCCCGCAGCGTTCCATGTGGGCGAAGGTTCAGGAAATCAGGGAGACAAAGTGATGAGCTACGAGGGCACGGTCTGTCCCTGCGGGGACAAAAAACTATCTGGCACCATGCTGTGCAGTGGCTGCGAGGAAGCGTTTGCCAATCATCCGTCGATGCGGTCGTTCAACGATAAAAGCATCGATCGCGATCTGCGTCGTCATGCGGCGATCACGCTGCTGACGCTGGCGCGGGGCAGGAAGAAACCATAAAGCGAAACGATCATTCCGAGGATGCCCTCGGAGTGGTCGTCGCCCGGGGGTGGTGCTCCGGGCCTGAATGAGCAGCCAGTTTGGCAAATTCAGCAAGTTGACGATTTGGCGAGGAGAGACGGCTATGGGAATGCACTACGGCAAAGTCGAGACCAGCCCCTTGCTGCGCAAGACCCTGGAAATCCTTGAGCAAGGCGGGGTGCGCACCACGAAGACAATCCAGAGAGTGACCGGGTCGCAAGCGGTGCATAGCGATATCGCGGCGCTGCGCATGAACAATCTTAATATCAAGACCCACTATCTCGGGGTGAAGAACGGCCGCCGTCGCTACGGCTATGAACTGATCGGGAGAACGGCATGATCGGCGACGAGCGCCTGCCCTGGCTGATCAACGGTCGCCGGCCGTGCCTGGCGCGCACTGAGGTCTATTCGCGGGTGTGCGGGTTTTTCCGGCCGGTGCAGCAGTGGAACCTGGGGAAGCGCGAGGAATACCGGGACCGCGTGACGTTCAGGGAAAAGTGAAACCCCCGACGCCTGGAGGGGGGGGGAGAAGGCGCCGGGGGTTTCGGGAGCGCAAGCGCTCCAAACCGGGTGAATGCTAAGGGAGGCTAAGGCATGCGTCAACAGAAAAAACACGCCACTACATCGCGCCGCGCGCCGATTCAGCCGAAGCAAATCACGCTGATCCACATTGCCAAGGGCGACCTCGGCCTGACCGACGAGCTGTACCGCGACATGCTCCGCGAGATGTTCGGCGCCGAGAGCAGCAAGGATCTGGACGCGGCTCAAGCCGACCAGTTGATTGACGAATTTAAGGCGCGCGGCTTCCGGATCGTCTCCCGCCACCCGCGCCCGGCGCGGCGGGCCAAGGGGAAGAACGTGGTGCACCTGGTCAGACCGGCCGAGATCGACAAGCTCAACGCCGTGGCGGGCCTGATCAAATGGCAAGTCGCCGATGGCCTGCCGCGCTTTCTGGAAAAGCGGGTCGGCATCAAGGGCGGCAAGGTCCGCACGGGCGCCGAGGCGTACCGGGCGATCGAGGCGCTCAAGAAGCTGTTCGAGAACGGCGTGAAAAAGCAGCACGGCGAGGGGTGGTGGACAATTCGTTTCGACGCGCCGGAGATCGAAGAGTATATCAGCCGGCACGCGCCGGCAGAGTATCGGGACTCGGCGGGCCGGGTTTACAAGCAGGCCCAGGCGCTGTGAAGACCTTGAAGCGGTTGACCGTGTGGAACAGCGACGGCAAGCCGGAACTGTACGTCCAGGTCGACGCGGAGGGGGTCAAGCTTGCGCAGATGTACGATCGGCTGCGGGCGGATCTGGACCTGGTGACGGCGGAGCGGGATGCGTTGCGGCGGAAGCTCGCCGAGTTGGCATAACGGCCTGATCTGAGCCGACCGCGCACCGGGCGTGGAGCGGCAACGTATATTACGACCGAGCAAGACCGCGTGGGCGGTCGGCTCCTGGGAATTGTTAGGAGGTATCCGCGTGAAAAAGCAAATTTGGTTGAGTAGCGAACAGGTTGAGCTGGTCGTTGATTGTCTTGTCCTCGTAAAAGGCGAACTCAATAGGTCAACCATTAGTGATGCACATGCCATGGCCGCGAAATATACCGTAGGCAGAATTGACGATGTGCTGGCGCTATTGGCTTCCTAACGGTTTGGAGCCAAGCGGCGGCCACTGCCCGCGCAGCAGGTAGAAATTAAACGAGAGGCAAGACCGTCTAACCCGTCCGATGGGCGATTGGTTAGAGAGGCAAGGCGATGAGCATAGGCGGGCACCAGAGCGCGAAGATGCAAAAAGACGAATGGCTGACGCCTCCTGAAATTATGGATGCGCTGGGGCCGTTTGATCTGGATCCGTGCGCTCCGATTGACCGCCCCTGGCCGACAGCGGCGCAGCACTACACTGTGCTGGACAACGGGCTGAAAAAGCCGTGGCGCGGCCGGGTGTGGTGCAATCCGCCATACGGTGAGCAAACCGGAGTCTGGCTGGCGAGGTGCGCAGACCACGGCGACGCGATTGCGCTGGTGTTCGCGAGGACAGAAACGCGGATGTTCTTCGATCATGTCTGGCCGAAAGCATCGGCAATCCTTTTTCTGGAAGGGCGGCTGCATTTTCACCACGTCTGCGGCCGGCGTGCGCGGGCAAACTCTGGCGGGCCATCTGTGCTGATCGCGTATGGCGAGCAGAATGCCGAGGTTTTGAAGCGGTGCAAGCTGGCTGGCCGGTTCATTGCCCTCTAACGGTTTGGAGCTGAGTTGCGGCCACCGAGCGCCGATGTGGGCAAGACCGCATATCCCGTCAACTCGGCGATTGGTTAGGGAGCGGAGGTAGCAATGAATAAATGTGAGTGCGGCCGAGAATTTGTTGTACCAGCATTATTTGTCGGCCAGACACCGTTGCTGGTGCCGGTTGCCCTGCATCATTGCGAATGTGGAAGGTCCGCTTATAGGAGTATTGAGACGATGGCACCCTACATTGCAGAAAAAAGCACGGTATTCCCGCCCTTGCGCGGAGAATATTTCGTTGCATCGGATGGGTCCGTAACCTTCACCTGCCCGGTATGCAAAAAGTTCCACGGCATCGCAGCGCCTGTCCACACGATCGCCGCTGACGGGGCAATTCACCCGAGCATGGTCTGCCCGTATGGGTGCGGATTTCACGTCTACATGACGCTGAAAGACTGGGCCGCGCCCTAACGGCTTTGAGTTAAGCGGCGGCCACCTCTGATCGAGGCGAGCGAGACTGCTTAACCCGTCCGCGTGAGCGCAGCGAACAACTTGACGATTGGTTAGATTTCGGAGGTCGAAAATGAAGAAGGCAAAGCAGGCATTTTACTGGTTTTTGGCGAACGGAGCATTCGCGGCGGGAATGTACCTCGCCTATTTCAAGGGGATTGAGAATGCCGAGAACGTGGTCATTTTTTACACCTGGGCACTCGCTATTATTTCGCTGGCGTACACATCTGGTGACGTGATCCAGAAGATCCGGGAGAGAGGCGGTAGGAGTGTCCCGGCTCCAATCGATGTGACGTTCGACATTGCCGTGATAACCACTTTTGTCTGGTTCGGTGCGATTGCCACGGGTGCCGCCTATCTTGTGCATACCATGCTCCATAATGCTGCGTTCCAGAAAGCGGGAAAAGAAATCTAACTATGCGGATAGGCTGCCGGATTGCGGCTTAAAATTCCTGGTGCGCAACTAGAGAATGACATGAATCTCCATCACACCACCGCCGATGATCGTCTCAAGGGAATGCTGCAGGCCGCCGGGTTGCCGGTGAAGGCGAGCTACACCCAGCCGGAAACGGCGCTGATCCTCGGGGTGAGTGAGCGGACTGTCCAACGGATGACCGCCGAGTACGAACCCGACGAGCACGGGCTGCCGCGCAACCCGGGGACGCTCGACAGTACGATGAGCCGGGGCGGCTGGCCGAAGATCAGCTATGCGGAGCTGGTTGCCTACCTGGAGCGCAACCGCACCTACACCCGGCGCCATGCCGTTGATCCCAGACAGATCGAGCTGTTCGCGGCCTCGTAACAAGACCCGCCCCCGCCCCTCCCCTTTGGGGAGGGGCCACCCCAGCAAACACCCCAAATCAGCACGACAAACCACGACAAACCGCCGCGATTTTGCGGCGGTTTTCGCTTTAAGATAGCCCTGCCATGGGGATCATCTCCCCGCCTCCTTAAACCGGCCCCGGCAGCTGACCACTGCCGGGGCCACCATAAGAACCTCGGGCCTGCGGGACAGGCCACCACATAGCAGGCAGCACCGCGGCCCCGGCCGGATCGCTCCGGCCGGGGCGGAGACTACCAGATGGGCAATCTCCTCGAAAAGTTCCGGCGAATTCTGGTGGCCAACGAGCTTAGTGGCGACCTCTCCCTGGCCTACCGGTTTAGTGACCCGGACGGTGTGCGGACAGGGAAAAGCGGCTGGAGCTTTGGGGTTTGCCAGTTTGATCTGGCAAACAATGGCGCGGCGGCACAGTGCCTGCGCGATTGCGGGTTCGACCCGGCCACCATCCTCGCCCTGATCAGTCAGAAAATCCCCGTACGCGATGTGTTTGAACTTGGCCAGCGGCTGTTCGACCATGCGTGGATTGTCGACGCCTGGGACAAGACCGAGATGGAACGCACCCTCGCTCATGTACGCACGACGTTCGAAGAAGCAGGACTGGCTATCGATGAACGCACCTCCCTACACCTGTGCGATTACCACAACCAATTCGGCCTTGCCCCGCGCGGAAAATGCGTGCGCTACATGCTCGCCCTGGGGCGGCCGATCACGGCCGAGGACGTGCTGCGCTACAAAGACACCACGCTGTGGGGGCAGAAGCGCCCCGACGATGTGAAGCGCCGCTGGCGCAATGTCGAGAAGGAATGTGCTGCGTGAAACCGGTCGAACTGTACGCCCCACAGAGCTACATCCAGGCGACGCCAGAGGAACGCCGCCAGGTCGTCAACGGTTGCGGCGCCGGCGGGTGGCTGCGCCATCTGGTACCTGACCGGATTTACGGGCTGAAAGTCGAAGAGGCCTGTGACATCCACGACTGGATGTACGCCACCGGGCTGACGATCGAGGACAAGGAACTTGCCGACCGGGTGTTTTTGAACAACTTGCTGCGAATCATCGACGCCAACACTCGATGGGGCTGGCTGCGCCGGCTGCGGTACTTGCGAGCGCGCAAATACTTCGAGGCCGTTCAGCACTTCGGTGGCCCGGCTTTCTGGAAGGGGAAAAACCAGCCGGAGGAGCTGTTCACTTACGAGCCCATCAGCCCGTTGAGCTACGCATGAAAACCCTGTTGGCAATTCTGCTGCCGGTCCTGCTGTCCGGATGTCTGGCGGCCCGGGTCGAGGTCACCTACAACGAAAAAATGCAACCGGTCAATTGCCATGCGGCCTACTGGTCGCTGGCGCGCGACGTGGAGGCCGCGGCGTTTTCCGTCTGCGGGAGCAGTGCGAACCTTCAGAAAGCCTCCGGATCGGAGGCGTTGCGCAAAGTCATTGAGACCGCCCTGGGCGCGGCATTGGCATTGCCGTAATGCCTGACCAGATCGACGAGGCACAGCGCGTGGCTGAGCGGCAACTGAACGAAGCCCTGGCCGATCATCACCGGCGGGTCGACGAGATCCGGGCAAGTCACGGACAGACGCATTGCGCGGGCTGTGACGAGGAAATACCAGTGCGGCGCCGGGAGGCTGTTCCAGGTTGCCGGCGGTGCGTGGATTGTCAAAGCGACCTTGAACGAGGAGGAATCAAGTGAGTCCTGACCAGGTATCGGCCCTCTCGGCCATGGCGGCGATTGTCTCGGCGATCGGCGCTCTCCCCCTTTCGGCCCTGCTGGTGCTGGTGGTGGTCGGGCCATGGCTCAGTCTGGCGGCTGTGACCGTGTTGCAGACCAGGCGTGCCGACAAGGAAGCGCGGCGGGCCGAAGTCGTGACCGCCGAGGCCAACACCAGGGTGGAGCGGGCGATGGCGACGTTTCGGGATGAAGTCACCAAGCTGGTGGCCTCCCAGGAGAAGCGTTTCGAAGCGGTCGTGCGGATGTACGAGAACAACGTCAAGGTGGTTGACGACTATCACAGTTTGGCCTCCGACCTGACCGGGATCATCACCCTGAGCACGCGCACCCTGGAGGGGCTGGTGCAGAAGATCGACAACAACCAGTTCTGCCCGAACGTGCGCAAGGAGACCGGCAAGCGATGAGCGGCCTTGAGCGCGCCGCCATGCGCGGCAGGCTGGCAGAGGCCCAGGACCGCGAGCGCCGTTTGACCATGCGCATTGAGGGCGGCTGCACGGCGATCCGCCAAGGGCTGAACACGGCGCTGACGCCGGTGGCCGATCTGGAGATCCCGCAGTTGGCCGAGCAGATGAGCGAGCTGGTGGCGGCCTGGGGCGAACTGCAGGCGACCCGGATGGAGATCGCCCGGCTGGAGCGGGAGCTGCACTGATGGCCGAGAAGGGCGTGAGGGCGCGGCTGGAGCCGGTCGCCCGTCAGATGTACGTGGACGGGCAGTCGCTCGACCAGATTTCAACCACGCTGGACGTGTCACGCCAGACGTTGAGCGACTGGAAGTCCCGCACGAAACGCGCCGGCGAAGCTCTCGATGAGTGGGACAAGGCCCGCGAGATGAAGAGCAGCAACGTGCAGCGGCTGCGGGCGCTGTTCGACCGCGAACTGACCGCCCTGGAAAATAGCCGCGCCGGGGAAATGTCGGCGGTGAGCCTCGATGCCATCACCAAACTCGGCACGCTGGTGCAGCGCTGGGAATCGACCGAGAAAAGCCCGACCTACGACCGGCCCAGAGTATTTCTGGAGAACCTGCAATTCATCGCCGGCTGGATGCGCGAGAACGAACCCGAGGGGCTCAAGGTGTTGGCCGAAAGTTTCGACGCCCTGACTCTGGCGTTCAAAGCGGAGTGCCTCAATGCCAATGCGTAAGCGCCCCCTGCTCAGCGAGGGGCAATACGATAAGCAGGTCGCCGAACTGCGGGCGTTTATCAAGGAGAGCGTCAGCCCCTTCGAGAACGACACCCCAGCCAAAAAGAAAGAGCGTATCGAACGGTCGCGCACCGACAAGCTCTACTTCATGCAGACCTACCTGCCGCACTACTTCACCTGCGCCTTTGGCGACTTCCATCACGAATGGGCCGAAGTCGCCGAGCTTGAAGACCAGTTCGCCCTGATCGGCGCGCCGCGCGAGCACGCCAAGTCGACCTTCTTCTCCTTCGGCGATCCGCTGCACGTCATCTGCCACGGTCTGATCAAGTTCGGGATGTTGATCTCCGACACCCATGAGCAGGCCCAGGGCTTCACGGTGGCCGTCAAACTCGAACTGGAGGAGAACGTCCGGCTGCGCCACGACTTCGGAGATTTGCGCACCAAGCACTGGAGCGACGACGACTTCAAGACCAAGAACGGCATCTGGTTCCTCGCCCGCGGTCGCAAGGACAAGGTGCGCGGTCTCAAGAACGGTCCTCACCGTCCCGACTACGTGCGCTTCGACGACATGGAGAACGATGACAACGTCGAGAATCCCCGCCTGGTCAAGCGCCTGATCAGCTGGATTCGCGGCACCGTCCTCGGCTCGATGGGCAAGGGCTACAAGGCGCTGCTGGTCGGCAACCTCTTTCACCCGCGTTCGGCGATCTCGCAACTGATCGCCCTCAAGTCGGAAGACGGCAGCGGCGAGCCCCTTTACTTCTCCAAGGTCTACGACGCCATCCTTGACGAGGGGACTCCCAACGAGCGCCCCCTGTGGGCGGCCAACTGGACCATGGAGCGCCTGCGCAAAAAGAAGATCGACATGGGGAGCTTCGACTTCAACCGCGAGATGCGCAACAAGGTGGCGGTCGAGGGCTCGCCCTTCCCCGAGGAGCAGGCGAAGTACTACGAAGAGAGCGAGTTGGAAGGCAAGGAGTTGATCACCGTCACCGCTCTCGACCCCAGCGCCAAGGCCGGAGAAAACAACGACTACCGCGCCGTCGTCACCGTCAGTCTCGAACTGAAGAGCATGACCTTCTTTGTTCGCCACGCCTGGATCAAGAAGAAGTCGGTCGGCGAGATGTTTGCCGCTGCCTATGCCCAGCACGAGGCCTACGGCTCGAGCAGTGTTGAAGTCGAAGAGAACATGCTCAAGGACTTTCTCCACGAGGCGATCGCCAACTACGCACAGACGGTCGGCAAGTTTCTCCCCTGGTCTCCGGTTCACCACAGCACCAACAAAGAGGCTCGCATCGTAGGCACGCTCGCCTATCTCTGGGAGTTCGGCAAGATCAAGTTCATCAAGGGACACAGCGACCAGAACATCCTGGTCGAGCAGCACGTCTATATCCTCACTCCATCGGTCCACGACGACGGCCCGGACGCGGAGGAGATGGCAGTCAGCAAACTGCAATCCGGATCGGTCAAGCAGGATGTATTGACTGGCCCGCCGCGCGATGCAGTGGCCATGACCACGGGGTATTGCTCATGACGGAATCCTGGTTCACGACCGATAGATACGACTTCGCCGAAGTCGACCGGCAAGCGCTCTCCGGCGAGCTGGCCACCCGGGCGGCGTCCTGGGATTACGCCGGGATGATGGGGATGCTCCCCGACCCCGACCCGGTGCTGCGCAAGCTGGCCGACGGCGGCGCCAAGGCGCTGGAGGAGCTGACCGGCGACGGGCACCTGATCTCGGTGATTCAGTCGCGCAAGCTCGGCACCCTGAAGAAGGAGTTTCGCTTCGAGCCCGGCAGCCTCAAGGGCGAGGAACCGGCAGCGGCCGCCGTGACGCTGTGCGATGACCTGGTCGAGGATCTGGAGCGAGTCGATCTGTACCACTTGGTCAGCGCCATTCTCGACGCGCCGCTGTACGGGATGTCGCCGATCGAGCTCTCCTGGGCACCCGGCGCAAGCCGCATGCGCATCAATGATCTGGTGGCCAAGCCGTCGCGCTGGTTCGAGTTCGACGAGCATAACCAGCCGCGCTTTCGCAGCCGGGAGAACCCTTGGGGCGGGGTAGAGCTGCCGTTCGGCAAGTTCGTCTTCGCCCGGCATTTCCCCACCTACGACAACCCCTACGGTCTGCGGCTGCTCAGCCGCTGCCTGTGGCCGGTCGCCTTCAAAAAAGGCGGCATCAAGTTCTGGGTGCAACTCGCCGAAAAATTCGGGATCCCGTTCCTGGTCGGCGAGTACGCGACCGGCACGCCGCCGGGCGAACAACAGAAGATGCTGGCCAACCTGGCGTCCATGGTGCAGACCGCCGTGGCGGTCATCCCCCAGGGGGGAAAAGTCAGCATCCTCGAGGGGGCGCAAAAGGCCAGCTCCGAGATTCACAGCAGCCTGAAGGCCGCCATGGACGCCGAGATGAGCAAGGTGATCATGGGGCAGACCCTGACTGCCGAGGTCAGTGACAAGGGCGGCTCGCGCGCGCAGGGGCAGGTTCACGAAGAGATCCTCGAGGACTTCCGCCAAGGCGATCAGAAACTGGTCAAGACGGTCATGGAAGAAATCGCCTGGCTGTACGGCCAGGTCAATGCCCCGGGCGTGCCGACGCCGGCGTTCAAGTGGTTCGAAGAGGAAGAACCACAATCGGAGTTTGCCACGCGCGACAAGACGCTCCAGGAGACCGGGGTGCGCTTCCGCAAGAGCTACTACGTGCGCCGCTACGGGTTGCAGGAAGATGATTTTGATCTGACCGATCCGGCAAAGCCTGTGCAGCCGGGACAAGTTCAGCCGGCCTCGCCGGCGTTTGCCGAAAGTGAAAAAGACCCTCTGGAGCTGATGGCCGAACATCTGGCGGGCCGGGCCGACGCGGTGATGACGGCGTGGGTCGAGCAGCTGCGGGCGTTGACCGGACAGGCGGGGAGCCTGGAGGAATTGCGCGACCAGGTGTTGGAGGCGTTCCCGGGGATGGATAGCGGGCCGCTGGCCGGCATCCTGGCCGAGGAAGCCCTGCGGGCCAAGATGCTGGGCCGCCTGGAGGTTAAGGCCGAATGACCCCCGAGGAGTTCGCCACCATCTTCAACCTGCCGTTCAAGGAGGCCGAGACGTTCTTTAAGGCCAAGTTGAATATCCCCACGGCGCGGTGGGACGACCTGCGGCACGAAGAGCACGCCAAGGGGTTCATGGTGGCGGGCGCCGCCAAAGCCGACTTGCTGATGGACTTTGCCGAGGCAATCGAGAAGAGCATCGCCGGCAAGCTGACGCCCAAGGATTTTCAAGCGGAGTTTGACACGATCGTGGCGCGGCACGGCTGGAGCTACAACGGCGGGAGAAACTGGCGCTCGAATCTGATCTACGACATCAACGTGACCACGGCCTACCAGGCGGGCCGCTGGGAACAATTTATCGAGGGCCAGGCCCCGGCGCTCAAGTACATCCACGCCGACGGGGTGATGCACCCAAGGCCGCTGCACCTGGCCCTGCACGGCACGGTGCGACCGATTGACGACCCCTTTTGGGAGACCCATTACGGGCCGAACGGTTGGGGCTGCCATTGCCGGGCGGTGCGGGCCGAGCTAAGCGAGGTGACCGGCGTGCCGGCGGCAGCGTCCGATCCAAAGACGATCGACAAAGGGTGGGCATACAACGTGGGGAAAGCGTCGCTCGATCACAGCCACGCCATCCTGCGCGAGAAGATCGCGGCGCTGAAAGCGCGTGGCGTGTTCGGCGCGAAACTGGCGGCGCGGCTGGAAGAAGAAGTCGCCGCCAAACTTGGCGAGCTGGCCCAATGAAAACCACGATTACCGTCAAAGACAAACCGGTCCAGGCCCTGTTGCGAAGAGTGATGGCCGCAACCTCCGACGCGTCCCTAGCAATGCGCGAATTCGGGCAATGGTACGAGCGGCGGGTGCTGGAGAACTTCGAGAGAGAGCAAGCACCGGACGGCACGCCCTGGGCGCGGCTGTCGGCTGCCACGCTGATGATGGGGCTGGGGCGCAAGAAAGGTTTCGGCAAGGGGAAGGGGCTGACCCAGCGCGGCCGGACGTATCTGCAGAACAAGAAAATATTGGTGGCGTCGCACCGGATGAAGGACCGCATCCATCACCAGGCCGACGCGACCGGCATGCGGATCGGCGTGAACGGCATCCCTTACGGCGCCATTCACCAGTTTGGTGGGATGGCCGGGCGCGGCCGCAAAGTGAAGATCCCGGCCCGCCCCTGGCTGGCCTTGAACCAAGGCAACGACTTGGTGTTGGCGCCGAGGGACCGGACGATGGCAATCGGCCTTCTGACCAAGCACTTGACCCAGGCGTTCCGGGGGTAGTCGGAAAGCGCCAAATTTGCCCGAGAACGGGCCAGCCCGACCGAAGGCCGGCACCGGAGGGCGGCAAGCCCGTGTCGGGGCGCTTGAACGGTTTATAAACAGGGTTCCGGCAGCGGCCGCGACGAACGAGAAGCACGCGGGCCGAGCAAATTTAAAAACAGGGAGGGCACATGAAGCGACTGCACATCTTCAAACCGGGCAGCCATATCACCATGGGCGGGCAGAAGATCTCCTTCTCCGAGGAGGATCTGAAAGCCACCGCGGCCGCTTACGACCCGGCCAAGCATGAGGCGCCGCTGGTGATCGGCCACCCGAAGGCCGACGCGCCGGCCTACGGCTGGGCAAAAGAGGTGGTGTTCGAAGAGGGCGGGCTGCACGCCGATCCCGACCAGGTCGACCCAGCCTTTGCGGAGATGGTTGCCACCGGCCGGTTCAAGAAACGCTCGGCCAGCTTCTACGCTCCGGACGATCCGCGCAACCCGGTGCCCGGCGTCTGGTACCTGCGGCATGTGGGCTTTCTGGGGGCACAGCCGCCGGCGGTGAAAGGGCTCAAGGCCGTGAACTTTGCCGACGGCGACGGAGTAACGGTCGAGTTCGGCGACTGGAACGATCGCACCATCGCCCGGGTGCTGCGCCGGATCAAGAATTTCTGGATCGAGAAGTTCGGTAAGGATGAGGCCGACAAGCTCATCGACGAATGGGATCTCGAATCCATCACCGAAGAAGCGTTGCGGCCGACGGTACCGGCCGAACCAGTTCAACCCGCATTCGCGGAACCGCCCGCGAGAAAGGAGCACGGCATGACGCCGGAACAGCTGCAACAGAAGGAAGAGGAGCTGAAAAAGCGCGAAGCGGCGTTTGCCGAGCGCGAGGACAAGATCCGGGCCGAAGAGCGCACGGCCCAGCGGCAGAAGAACATCGCCTTTGCCGACAAGTTGGTCAGCGAAGGGAAGCTGCTGCCCAAGCACAAGCAGTTTGCCGCCGATTTCATGGAGGCGCTCGACGGCAGTCAGACCGAGGTGGAGTTTTCCGAAGGGAAGAAGGTCGCGCCGCGCGAGGCGTTCTGCCAGTTCCTGGAGGATCTCGGCAGCCATCCGCTGTTTAAGGAGATGGTCAAGCCGGCGGCGGAGTTCTCCGAGCCGCAGGGCGGTGCCATCCCCGGCGATCTGGCCAAACACGTTTAATTTGCCTGACGCTCAGGCCCAACCACAGGAGCAATAGAGATGACGGTCAACGGAAAAGTCGGCACCCTCAACCGCGACGAAGAACGCGCCCGCACTCCCGGCCACGAGCCGGTCATCCTTTCCGGGCTGGTCAAGGCCAGCGACGGAGTTTATCCGGCCGGCCTGCTGCTCACCCGCAAGGCCGCAGAGCTCATCCCCCTGGCGGAAGTTGCCGACGAGGTCATCGAAACCGGCGACGGCAACACCAAGAACTTCACCGGCACCCTGGCCGCTTTCCCGGTCGAGCCGGGGACCGTCGCCATCAGCGACGGCGTCGAGACGTTTGCCGACGATGGCAGCGGCCGCCTGGTCGGCAGTGCCGGCGGCAGCGGCACCATCAATTACAAGACCGGCGCGTATACCCTGGCGTTCAATGCCAACGTGGTCAATGAAGTCGACGTCGAGGCCGACTATGTCACCGCCCTCGAGGGCGTGCTTGACGAGGCCGTCGATACCGCGCTCGGACAGGACTGCCTGTACGTGGCGCACGGCACGGTCAACAGCACGGTGCTCAAGGTCGGCAAGACCACGCCGGCCGAACCGTCCGCCGCGTTGCTGCTGCTGATGCAGAAGCACGGCGTCTATCCCAAGTAACCTCTGGTCACCCCCATCAAAGGAGATTTGAAATGAAACGTCTGTCTACCTGCTTTACCTGGCTGATGCTGTTGGCGCTGGCCCTCACGGCCTGGGCCGTTCTGCCGGCAGTGCCGGCCCACGCCGCGACCGAATGGCCGACGGTCAAGTTCCCCCTGATGGGGATCGGCGGCATGCTCAGCCTGCGCGGGCTCTATACCCGCGAGGCGATCATCCGCTACCTGCAGCAGTTGCCGGTCCTGGTGACTCCGGTCATGGACACGGTCTTTACCTACCGCCCCCAGCAGCCGCTGCCCTTGATCGGCGCCGACATTGTGCAGGCGTCGGTCCGGGCGATGCCGCTGGCGCGGCGCGGCGGGCGGTCCATCAGCATTGCCGGCGGGAGCGGGTCGACCGGGTTCTATGAACCGTTCCCGATCCATCCCGACATTTCCGTGACCGCCGCCGACCTGAACAACCTCAAGACCATTGAGGGGAATCAGGCCTCCCTTGACGCCTGGGCGCAGGGGAAAACCGATATCCTGCGTCGGGTGGTGCGGGCGACCACCGAGGCAATCTGCGCGACGTCCCTGTCCGGCAAGCTGCAGTGGCCGGTGCAGTTGGAGGGCGGCGCCTTCGAGACCTTCGAGGTCGACTACGGCACGATCCTCTCCTATACCCCGGCCAAGAAGTGGGACGCCAATGACGCCAAAATCAAGGACGTTTTCGTCTCGCTGCGCGGCATGCACAAGAAGCTTAAGGAAAAGGGCTACGGCGGCAAGGTCGAAATCTGGGTGGGCGAGGATGCCTACAACGTGCTTTTCGGCCTGGCGGAAGCGTTCGTGTCCACCGCGCAGTTCCGCGTCGAGATCACCGACATGGGGATCAACATCGGCGGCTACCTGGTCAAACCGCGCGACGAGATGTACTACAACCCGCAGACCAAGCTGATGGTGCCGATCGTCACCGCCAAGAAAGCCAAGATGATCGCCCTCGACGCCGGGCATCTGCTGCCCTACGCGGCGCTCGACGACCTGGACGCCAACCTGCAGCCGCTGCCGTTCTTCGTCAAGCCGATCAAGACCGACAACCCGTCCGGCTATCAGCTGGTCGGGCAGGCCAAGCCGCTGCCGGTGGTCAACGTCGACGGCATCTGCGACGCGACGGTGCTCGCCTGATCGGGTGACGCCGCCATAACTCCAACAGCGGGGGCGGGATAACCGCCCCCGCAGGATAACCGCCATGTACTGCAGCAAAGCCGACATCATCTCGCGGCGCCTGACCGAGACCCTGCTGATCCAACTGACCGACGATCAGGAGTACGGGGTGGCGGACGACAAGGTGGTCAACGACGCCATCAGCGAGGCCGGCGAGATCATCGACGGCTATCTGCGCAAGCGCTACCCGTTGCCGCTTTCGACCGTGCCGGGGCTGCTGCGCAATCTGGCGGTGGATCTGGCGGTCTATGCCTTGTACGGCCGGGGCCGCTGCGGTACCCCGGAGCGCGTCACCACCGATCGCGACAATGCCGTCAAGCTGCTGGGCAAGATCCAGTCCGGGGACGTTGTGCTCGGAGTCAGCGACCCGGCGACCAAGGCGGCGACGGAAGGCCCGGAAGCGATGCAGGTCGCAACCCCCGGCCGCACCTTCGGCCCCGATACGCTGGAGCAATACTGATGGACTACGCACAACTGGAAACGGCCGTGCTGCTCCTGCTGGAGCCGCTGCGCAACGACGGGGTGAAGACGCTGCAGGGATACGGCGGGGAGTTTTCCGAGGACAGCTTTGGGCAGTTCCCGCTGAACTATCCCGCGGGGCTGGTCAGCGTGCCGGGGCTGCGTAACGAAGTGGCTGGCGGGGTGGATCGAGAAACCATCGACGTTGTCTTTGCGGCCGCGGCCAAGGATCTGCGCGGCGACGACAAAGCGCGCCATGGGGTGTACCAGGTGATGACGGCGGCCAGGGAGCTGCTGCACCGGAAGATGGTGCCGGGCTTTGGGGTTCTGCTGCTGGAATCGGAGAGTCTGACTGGCTACAGCAAGGCGCTGGGGCTGTGCGTGATGCAAGGCAACTACAAACTGCGGCGGCAGGTCGCCGCCACCAATTAAGGAGAAAAGGTTATGGAATCATTTTTGGGGTCGGGCGACCTCTATCTTGACCGCCTCACGGAAGCCGGCGTCAGCCAAGGCGCCAAGATCGCCGGGGCGTGCAGCAAGTTCGCGCTGCAGACCGAAAGCGAGATCAAGGAGCAATCCGGCAAAGGCCGCGAGAACTATGGCCAGGTTATCGCCGCCGCCACGCTGCCGGGCAAGACCAACATCAAGGTGACGCTCGACCAGCTCGACGCCGAGAACCTGGCGGTGGCGTTCCTCGGCACCGCGGCGGCCGGAAGCCAGGCGGCCGGGACGATCGAGGTCGGCACACCGGTGGAGGTGGAGGCCATCCACGACCGCTATGTGGAAATCGGCAAGGAAGCGCTGAGCGCCGTGGTGGTCAAGGACGAAACCGGCGCCACCACCTATGTCGTCGGCGAAGATTATGTGCTCAACGCGCGCCTCGGCCTGATCAAGGCGCTCTCCACCGGGGATATCGTGGACGGCGCGACGATCAAGATCAGCGGCAGCTACGGCCTGGTGAACTACGAGAAGATCCAGGGCGGCGCCGCGCCGATCATCCGCGCCAAGCTGCTGCTGGACGGCAAGAACTACGTCAACGGCCGCAACTGCAAGGTGGTGGTCAAATTGGCCCGTCTGAAGCCGTCGACCGAGGTGGACTTCCTCTCCGGCGATTTCCTGCCGCTGGAGCTGGAGGGGGTCTGCGAGATCCCCGAGGGCGACACCACCGCCTTCGACATCATCTATTACGAGTAAGCCACCGGGGGCACGGTTCGCCGTGCCCCCAGGAGTTTCCCATGAAGAAGAGCAAGATCATTCAATTTGACGGCAAGGACGTGACCTGCAAGGAACTGACGGTCGAAGAGCTCGGCGCGATCATGGAGTCGAAGGCGGCGCCGACGGCGCTGGATCTGCTGTTCGCCACCCGGCTGCCGGTGGCCGCCGTGCTCGCCTCGACCGGGCTGACCGCCGAGGCGCTGCAACCCCATACGCCCTCGGCCCTCGATGCGTTGTGGACGGCGGTGGAGGAGGTCAACCCTTTTTTTCTCCAAATGCTGCAGCGCATGGTGGCGGTGGGCAAGCTGATTACTGGACAGTGATGGAAAAAACCTGCGCCACTTTAGTGCGGGCAGGCTATCAGCAACCGTGGACGTGGGGCTGGAGTTTCTTCCGGCGGGTCCTTACCGAGTCGACCGGCAAAAACCGGCGATAACGTAAATCACGGTGGCGGGGATGGCGACGAAGAAGAAGCCGTACACCAGCAGGTAAATCTCGGCGCGCGTGATCCAGGTAGTGACCGGTTCCAGGGCGGGGATGAACCAGCCAAGCAGATACAAGGCAACATTGGCCAACATCAGATGCATGCAACCCCGATTGAACGTCATGCCGGGACCTCCTAAAGAAAGAATACCATGTCCTCTGCCAATGCCAAACTGATTCTGGAAGTCGCGGTCGAGAAGGAGCAGGCGCTCAAGGCGCTGGCGGCGACCGGCGGCGGCTTGCAGACGTTGACGCAGCAGGCGCAGGCGGCCCAGGCCAAGCTGGGAGCCATCGACGCGTTCAAGGCGCTCAAGGCCGACACGGTGGCGGCGAAGACCGCCTGGGAAGAGGCGACGGCCAAGGTCAAGGCGCTGGCCAAGGAGATCGGCGCGACCGATGCCCCGAGCAAGGTGCTGGTTGCCGAGCTCGAGCAGAGCAAGCGCGCGGCGGCTTCGGCCAAGGACGCCTACCAGGCGGCGGAGCAGACGCTGGCGCGCTTGCGCGCGACGATGGCGGCGGTCGGGGTCGGCACCAGGGATCTGGTCGGCGAGCAGAAACAGCTGACGGCGGCGCTGGCGCGGACCAAGGCGGAAGCGGAATCCGCGGCCCGGCTCGATACGGCCCGCGGGCTGCTCGATGTGCGTCCGCACAAGGAGATCCGCGCGGAGATCGAACGGCTGCGCCAGGCGTATGTGCTGCTCAAGGAGTCGGGGACGGCCTCGGTCAAGGAGTTGTACCAGGCGCAGATGCGGCTCCAGGAGAAGACCAAGGACCTGGAGCATGCCACCAACGGCTGGACGGATTCGCTCGGCAAGGCCCAGGCGGGCCTGTATGCCATGGCCGGGATCGGCTACGCCGCGATGCGCGGGTTTGTGGCCTACGGTGATTTCTCCCAGCGCATGGGGGAAATCAGCACCCTGATCGACGGCAACGCGGCCTCGCTGAAAGACGTCAAGCAAGAGCTGGTCGACATCTCGCTGCGCGTGCCGCAGGGCGCCGATACGCTGGCCGCAGCGGAGTACGACATCCTCTCCGCCGGGGTGGCCCTGGAGAACTCCACCCGGGTGCTCGAACAGTCGGCCGAAGCGGCCGTGGCCGGGGTGACCGACACCAAGACCGCCGTCAATATCGGCCTCGGGGTGGTCAACGCCTACGGCCTGCAGATTTCGGAACTGGGCAACGTCTACGACGTGCTGTTCCAGACGGTGAAGCTGGGCGTGACCACCTTCCCGGAGTTGTCGCAGTACCTCGGCGAGACGCTGCCGACGGCCAAGGCCGCCGGGGTCAGCTATCAAGACGTGGGCGCGGCGATCGCCGAGATGACCAAGGCCGGCATCCGGACGCCCCAGGCGGCGACGGCTTTGAAAGGGGCGATCAACGCCCTGGCCGCGCCGGCCGGCGAATCGAAGAAGGTGTTCGACGAGTTGGGGATTACCTGGAACGGGCTGATCCCGACGCTGGAGCAGATCGCCCAGAAGAATCTGTCGATCGACCAGATGCGCCTGCTGATCCCCGACGTGGAAGCGCGCACCGGGGTGCTGGCGCTGACGCAGCATCTCGACGGTTTGCGGAGCTCGGCGGCGGCCATGGAATCAGCCGGAGGCAGCACCAAGGCGGCCTACGACAAGATGAAGGATACGCCGAACAACCAGTTGCAGCTCTTCAAGAACACGGTCGCGGCGGTGTCTCTTCAGTTGTCGGAACTGGTCGCGGTCGCGCTGCTGCCGACGGCCAACGCGCTTAAAGAACTGCTGCAGGTCGTGTTGGAAGCCCCGGCTCCGATGCAGGCGCTGATTGGCGTGACGGCAGCGTCGGTGGGAGGGATGCTCCTGTGGCACATGGGATTGAGCAACGTCGCCATGGGGTTCAGGGGGCTTCTCCTCGGGCTACCGCCATTTACGGCCGCAATAAATGCGACCACGCTGGCCACCACTGGGGCGGCGACGGCCATGACGGCGTTAAAACTCTCGATGGGTGTTCTGGCAGCCTTCACTGCGGGCTACAGCCTCGGTGCATGGATGTACAAGGAGTTTGAATCAGTACGCGATGTTGGCACCTATCTGGTTTACACCATGGCCGAGATCTGGGCGGAGATTAAGCACCAGGCGCTGGGTGCCGCGGCGCTTGTCCAAGACGCTTGGGCATCAATCAAGGCCGGGAAAATTATTACCGCGGCAACGGTCGCCGAGAACAAACGCTACTCTGACGAGATAGTGTTCAACGCCCAGTTCTTACGCGAGCAGCTCAAGGACAATGAAAAGAAAACCACGACCGATCAGGCTGCCCAGCTGAAAACCCGCGTGGCCCAGGCCAAGGCCGGTGCCGGCGAGGCCGCCGCCGCCGAGATCGCCGGTGCCACAATGCTGGAGTCGGCCAAGGACAAACTGCGCGCCGAGGCCTGGCAAAAGGAGCAGGAAGCCTTCGACGCCCGGGCGAAGCTGCTCGAGAGCAACCTGGTGCGGCAAGTGACGGCGCTGGAAGCCGAGCTGCACGCCGAGAAGATCACCAGACAGGAGTTCGACCGCCGCAAGCTGGAAGCCGAGAGCCAGTTCAACCAAGACGTGCTGGCGCTGCGCAGCGAGGCGGCGGCGAAATCCGCCGAGATCTACGGCAAGGACAGCAAGGCGTATGCCGGGGCGGCCCTGGAGAAGACCCAGGCCGAAGCTTCGGTCAGCAAGAGCCAGATCAAACTGGAAGATTCCCTCAAGACCAGCACCAGCCTGACCCAGACGCTGGAGCAGGCGCTGCGCTCGATGGGCAGCACCGGCGCGGCGGCCGGGGCGATGGCGGCGTCCGGGGTGCGTGAAGTCGGGGATGCGGCCGAAGCGGAGAAGAAGGACAGCGCCGGGCGGGCCGCGGGCCGCAAGGCGTTGGCGGAAGAGGTCAATAACACCTGGGCGGCTATCGATGTCATCTCGACGTTCAGTAAAGAGAAGCTGACGAAATGGTACCAGGACAACCAGAAGTACCTGTACGGCCAGTCGGGCGACACCTTTGACAACCTGTTGCTGCAGCACGCGCGGGACGTCTACCGCAACCGGGCCAACGAACTGGCGGCGATCGACGACGCGCAGACGGCGGAGGCGCGGAAGACCCAGGCCGCTGCCGACTCCCAAGCCAATGTCGTGGCGCAACAGCAGGCGGTGGCGGCCGGGCAAGAGGCGTCCAAGACCATGACGGTCCTGTTCAAAGACCCGTCCGGGGCGGCCGTGAAGGGCACCTTTGACGAACCGGCCGGGGAAAAGTTTGTTGAGATGTTGCGGCGCAGCGGGGCGGTGACGGCATGACCCTGAACGAGATCACCCTGCCGGACGATCTGATCTGGATCGACGAATTCGATGACCCGAACATGGTCGGCCAGTCGGAAACCATCTCGCTGGGCGGCCAGGTCATCGTGCAGACACAGGCCCGGGTCAGCGGCCGGCCGATCACGCTGCAAGGCTCGGAAAAGTTCGGGTGGGTGCGCCGCGACACGTTGCTGCAAATTCAGGTGCTGGCCGCCGATCCGGAGGCGGCGCTGGCGCTGGTGATGCGGGGCGGGGCGGCGCGGCCGGTCGTCTTTCGCGCCCCCCGGCTCAAAGCCGTGCCGCTCTATGAGCACGCCGATCCGGACGGAAACCATCCCTATATCGTGACCCTGTATTTCATGGAAGTTTAACGGAGCATTCAATGACCCTTTTGAGCAGCGATATCAAACTGATGGAGTCGGAGCGGTTGACCGACTATGCCGACGGCGGCGGCGAGATGACCGGCCGCGAGGTGGTCGACGGCCAGGTCAACAATCTGTTCCCCGACATCTCCCGCCTGGATCGCGTGTACGGCCGGGTCAGTTTGCGCAAGGCGTTTCTGGCGGTGCGCTCGGAAAACAGCGACATGTATTACGGCGCACATGCGATCGTCAGCGATCCGCCGGACGACGGCCGGGTGAGCGTGCTGCTGACGCATGGCGGCGACGCTTACGAGGAGCGCGCGGCGGCGGTCGACCGGCTGGAAAGCTACCTGGTCCGTTCCCAGGAGCTGCCGCTGCGACTGATGGGCACGCAACTGGCGGGGCAGCGCGCCATAGTGGCGTTTGGCTCGAAGCGCGCCAGCGTGCCGGCGGCTAGCGATACCCTCGCGCTGATCACCACGACCACTGGCGATACCCAATATGTCCGGGTGCAATCGGTGACCAGCACGATCGAGGAGGGGATGGACAACAGCGGCCGCCCCTTCGAATTCCAGCGCGTGGTGCTGGAGCTGGGCGAGGCGCTGCTGTACCAGTTCGAGGGAATTGCGCCGACGGTGACCGGAACGGTGCCGCCGACCCGGATGTATGCCACTCAGGTGGCCGATGCGTCGCGCTATTACAGCGTGTCGAAGCTGAAAAGCCCGGCGCTGGCCGGATCGGTCAACCTGGAAGTGGAGAGCATTTTTGCGACGTTGACGCCGACCGCGCAGGTGGAGACGCCGCTGGTCGACCAGCTGATCTGCGGCGTCGGGCTGACCATGGTGCAGTCCGGTAATGCCAACGCGATCACGCTCGCGGCAACGTTGACCGACAGCCTCGATACGCTCTACGCGCCGACCGGGCTGCTGCCGGGGTCTATCTCGCTGGTGGCCGGGGCGCGTACCTTCACGGACAGCGACGGCACTCTCGTCACGACCGGTGATGACGGCGGGTTCTCCGGAGTTATCGACTATGCTCTCGGGCGAATCACCCTGACCAAGACCGGCGCCTGGTCCCAGGCCGTGACCCTGACCGCCACGCCTGCAGCCGGCTGTGCGGAAGGCTCCTGTAGCCGCGAGACGCTGATCACGCTGGCCAACCGGGCGTATACCTACACGCCGAGCCTGTCGCCCGCACCCAAGCCGGGCACCCTGGTGGTCGATTTCATGGCGCAAGGGAACTGGTACCGGCTGCGCGACAACGGTCGGGGCGTGCTGGTCGGCTCGTCGAATGGCGTGGGCACCGGCACGATCGATTACGTGACCGGCTCGGTGGTTCTCACCCTGGCGGCGCTGCCCGATGTCGGCTCGTCGTTGATCTACTGGTGGGGCGACGGCATGGACGCCACCCGCCGGCCGGGGACCGTTGCCGCCGAGAATCATGCGATCGAAATCACCCTGCCGCATACCGGGATCGACCCGGGCAGCGTGACCATTACCTGGCCGGGCAAGACGGCGACGGACAACGGCGCCGGTCTGATCACCGGGGACGCCACGGGGGTGATTTCCTATGCCGACGGCGCGCTGTGGCTCAAGCCGACGGCGCTGCCGGCCTCTGGAACCGTGTTCGCCATTGCCTACGAGCAGGCCGCGCCGCAGCCCGTCGATACCGTGGCGGCCACCAATGTGGGCACCGATCAAATCTCCCTGACCGTACCCAACGCGCCCCTGAACCCCGGCAGCGTGCGCCTCTCCTGGTCGGTTCGCCAGATCGTCAAGATCTACCGCGGCGTCAGCCGGATCATGACGCTCGACCGGCGGGCCGTGGATAACGGCGCCGGGCTGCTGCTGGATGACAAGAGCGGCGCGACGCTGGGGACGATCAACTACACGACTGGCGCCTGCACGCTGGTGGCTGCCAAGGCGTATTCGTACAAGAGCTATTACGACAAGCCCAACGGCGAGATCGCGCACGTGCATCTGGACGCGACCCAGGAGCGGCCAGCGACGGTGATGGTCCGCTTCAAAGTGGCCGGGGCCGAAACGCTGGCCGCGCAGACCTACAATGCGTCCGCACCGGCCTTGCGCGTCGACTTGACGCCGACCACGGCCGAGAGCGTGGCGCCCGGCTCGCTCTGGTTTGTGCTCGGCGGCGAGGAATATTTTGACGTTGCGGGCAGCCTTTACAAGAACCGCAACGCCACTACCGGGGCCGGGACGCTGTGCGGGAGCATCGACTATGTCGAAGGGCGCTGCACGATCGAGAGCTACCCGGCCGTCAATACCCCGTCGGTCGTCATCAAAGCGCTGGTCACCCGCGACGGCGGCCGGCCGCTTTCGACGGCGGTGTTCCGCACGCCGGCCGCGCCGGTGCGTGACGGGTCGCTCTCGTTGCGGGCCTCTCTGTCCGACGGGACGTTGCTGACGGCCCAGGCGGCCGATGACGGGACACTGGCGGCGTCCGGGATCGCGGGAACGATCGACACCACGACCGGGGTGGCGCGAATCAACTTCGGCAGCCTGGTGACGGCGGCCGGCCATGAAAACGAGCCGTGGTACGATCCCGATCTGGTGGTCAACGGCCAGATCTGGGAGCCGGTCGGCATCCTCCCGGAAACGGCTCTGTACAATTGCGTCACGGTCGGCAGCCTGCCGCTGGACGCCGCGCTGCTCGGCATCAACCCGGTGCGGCTGCCGCTGGACGGGCGCGTGCCGGTGCTGCGCGCCGGCGACATTGCCGTGGTGCATCACACCGATGACGAGGTGATGCCGAACAACCTGATCGCCGGGCAGACGGTGACCCTGTCGCGCGGCTCGCTTGCTCTGGTGGAGCTGCGCGACCAGAACGGGCAGGTCATCCCCGAAACGCAGTACACCACGGATTTGGAGGCCGGCACCGTGACCATGGCGACGCCGCTGGATCTGACCGGGTTCACCCAGCCGCTGATCGCCGCCCATCGGATCGAAGACATGATCCTGTTGGCGGAGGCGCAGATCAACGGCGCACTGCGGGCGGTAGCGCCCCTGGCGCATGACTTCCCGGCGCTGGAAACCCAGGTGAGCGGGGCGCTGATCTTCGGCGATCTCTCGGGCCGGCTGGTGCGCTCCTTTACGCAAAAGACCTGGGGGAACATCTGGGCGGACAACCGCTCCGGCGATGATTCTCTCGCCCATTTCGACGGGCTGAACTATCCGATCCAGACCAGCAATCTCGGGTGTATCGCCCAGCGCTGGTGCATCAAATTCACGGGCGCTACGACCTTCGATGTCATTGGCGAGACGCTGGGCATCATCGCGTCGGGGAATACCCAGTCGGACTGCGCGCCGATCAATCCGTCCAGCGATCCGGCCAACCCCAAGCCGTACTTTGTGATCCCCTGGCAAGGCTGGGGCTCCGGCTGGGTGGCCAACAACGCCCTGCGCTTCGACACTTCGGCGGCCAACGCGGGGATGTGGGTGGTGCGCACCACCTTGCAGGGGCCGGTCGAGGAGCCGACCGACAGCCTGACACTGCAGTTGCGCGGCGATGCCAACTAGGGGGCCATGATGACGGTGCGGCTTTACAAATACAGTGACTCCCTCGCTCCGGTGCATCCGTCCTCGACCCAAGGGTCCTTGGCGGCGCTGTTGCGGGCGTGCCTGGTGTCTGGATATGGAACCAAGGAAGCCGCGGGCTGGGAGGAGTTATTCACGGCAACGCCGGCCGAGGCCGTGTTCCGCCCGACAGTCGGCCTCGAACGCCAGTGCTATCGGGTTGGAGACCCTTCGGCGGCGGCCAACGTGGCCGTCATAAATGGTTATGAGTCCATGCAGGATCTGACCACGGGGTCGGGTGGTTGGGGCGGGGTAAATTTTGGCAAGCAGTACAGCGCCGGTGCCAGCCAGCAATGGTATGTGGTCGCGGATGAACGCACCTGCTGGGTGTTTTTGCAGACCAACGGTGGCGATTTCGTCGCGCATGGGTTTGGTGCGTTTGACTCGTTGGTCGCTGACAACCCGTGGGCTTCATTTCTTTCCGGGCACACCCTGTCTACAAATCTGCCGACGGCCACGACCGGGACTTCTCTTGCGATTTCCGTTGATCTCGGCTCGGCGACGGCGCAGGCCATTCTTATCCACCGCCCAGTGATGTCGGTTATCCCTCCCGGTACGGGGCTGGGGGCGTTGGGCTGTGCCTCTGGCGTTGACGGCCATGGCACGTTCGGCAAAGGCCCGAGCGGCGTTGCGCCGACTGCGGACTGGTATCTGCAGCCGGTGTTCCTCAGCGAGTACAGCAGCAACACCTACTACCGCCATGTGGCCGGGGTGATGCGGGGCCTGTATTATCCTCTCACCTTCCGCCCGGTCAGCAACGGGCAAACCGTCACGATCAACGGGCGCGATTATCTGGCGATCAACACCGTGCGGGGCGGGCAGTTCCTGGTTGACATCACGGGGTGGTCATAATGGTTCCGCGCGTGGTCTTGCACGAGCGGATTCCGGTGCAGCAGTCCTTCGGCTGTCATAAATTCGCCGGGCAAACGCTGCTGGACGGGATTCCGGTGAGACGGCGAATTCACATTGTCCGCCGGCGCGACCTGGCCTATGTCGCTTCGACCTTTTCAACTCCATCGGACGGCACGTTTGTCATCAGCCATTTACCGCCGCAGACGCTAAGCGAGCCGTATCTGGCCCTGTGCTTTGACGACACCGGTGGCAATGCCCAGGTCTACGACCGCGTCTATCAGGTTGACGACAATGGCAACCCGCCCATCGCCTAGAGGATGCAATGGCCTATGTGGCGCCCGCAGGCAATGCGCTTAACTACTATGCGCTCGGCACCTATCTCGCCCCGGCGGGAGACAAGCTGCTCTTCGACGGCAAGCCGCCGATCGACTTGCCGGCAGGCAGCCTGCGCGGCCTGGTCCGCTGCCCGTTCGGCCGGCAAGAGAACCGGTCGTTTTCCCGCCGTGGCGCATGGCGCGCGGCGGGCCAGAAACGCGCCGGGTATTGCTTTCCCTGGACTTCTGTGGGCGGGACGGACGAAGCTCTCGGCCTCTCGTGGGACCGCCCGGCGGTCCTTGACGGTGCTGCCTCGATGTCGTGGGCGGTCCCCCCGGCGCTGGAAACTTTTAAACCTTCCGGCTGGCAATACGGCCGGCCGCTCGACGGCAGCCGCAACGAGCCATGGCAGCAGGCCGGCATACTCAACCGCGCGGCCGACGTTGGTTATGCCAAGGCGATGGCTCGCGATCAGGCGAGGGTTCTCGGCTTTGTCGATGTTCTCTGGCTGGATCTCTTGCACGGTTCCGGTTGGGAAATCCCGGAGGTTGTCGACGCCGTCAATGAAATCGTCTGGGGCCGAGAGTACATCCCGCGCTATTGCTGGCGGCTGGAACGCCGGGTCTATGGCGACGCGCTGTTCTGGAACGGCACGGCAAGCTACACACCGCCTGCCGGCGACGCACTGCTCTTTACGGACTCCAGTGCCGGCTGGCCGATCCGCTGTGTCGGCGGCGTGCAAACCGGTCCGAAGGATGCCTACTGGTATCGGCCGCGGCGCTGGGTCATCCCCCGCCCGTTTCTGCGCAGGAGCTATCTGATGGTCAATACGGTCAGCCTCAAGATCATCAGCAGCAACTATGACATTGCCATCGACTCCATGGAGATCTCGGCGGACCGCGATGCGTGGTGCTGGTCGCTGTCCGCCGGGGTGCTCCAGGCATCCGACCTGGCGTTGCTGCGGCCGATCAACGGCATTCCAATTGCTGTTGAAGCCACGATTAACGGCTTCCGTTGGCGCTTTTTTATCGAAGAGTTTGGCGCGACCGAGAAGTTCGGCGGAAGCGTGGGGACGGTGCGCGGCCGCTCGCTGTCGGCGGCGCTGGCCGCACCCTACGCCAGCGGCATTACGGCGCCGTGCGGGGCGGGAACGTCCCGGCAGCTGGCCGAGGCGGAGCTGGCCAACACCTCATGGACCACCGTCTGGACCGCCCCCGACTGGCTCGTCCCGGCCGGAGCCATGACCTGGCAGAATCAGACTCCCATGGCCATCGTCACCCGGATTGCCGAAGCCGGCGGCGCCTGCGTGCAGTCGCATCCCTGGGATACCGTGCTGGCGGTGGCGCCCTGGTGGTCGACCCTGCCGTGGCAGTGGGGTGGGATGATTGTTGACGCCATCATCCCGCCGGCGATGATCGAGCAAAAACCGTGGGCGCTGGAGCGCCGGGGAGATTTCAACGGCGTCTGGGTCCGTGGGGAGTCGATAGGGGTCAACGCGCTGATCCGGCGGGCCGGGACCGATGGGTCGAAAACCGCGCCGGATGTGGTGGACGCGCTGCTGACCGACATTACGCCGGCGACGGGACGGGGCGCCAGAATCCTGGCCGACAATCTGACCAGGGAACGCAACACCCTACCCCTGCCGCTGATGGAAAACCCTGGGCTATTGACCCCCGGCAAGGTGGTTGAAATCCAGGAGTCCACGCCTTGGCGCGGGATGGTGGCCCGGTGCGTGGTGAGTGTGCGCCGCCCGGCAGTCTGGCAAAGCATCGAAGTGCTCAAGGTGGGGTGATGGAAATTTGGCGGGCATTCAGGGAACTGCTGCCGACCGAGCCGCTAATGGCCGGTGAGGTGGCCTTTGTCCACGGCGATGGCACCAGCACGGTCACGCTCCCCGGCGGCGGGACCATGCGGGTGCGCGGGGACGGTTTTACCCAGGGCACTTGGGTTTGGGTGCGCGGCGGCGAGATCCGCGGCGAGGCCCCGGCGCTGACAACCTACGACATCGAGGTCTGATATGGCGACATTGACTATCCCCCGCAAAAACCTGCCGGTCACCAGGCCGCAAACGATCAACTTGGGTGATGACTGGATCGGGACGACGTTCCGGCACTGGAATCCGAACAAAACCCCGGTCAACCTGACCGGAGCAACCTTCGTCTGCAAGCTCTGGCTGCCGAACGGCACGGTGATTTATCCCGAGGTCGTGGTCGCCGCTCTGGAAGGGAGTTATTACCCCACTCTGCCAGACACCGTGACGGCGACGTTGCCTGTCGGAATGGGGCGGTATCAATTGCGCCTGACCGACAGCCTCGGACGGAAGACCACCTATTGGGCCGGGCCGGTCGAATTCAAAAAGACCCTGCCAGATCCGGCGGTGTAGCCATGGACAATGATGTCTTCTATCTAATTGTCCAAGAGGACGTTGTCGAGATTATCGAGGTGGGGATGCAGGGCTTGCCGGGCCCGCCTGGAGAGGGGATGACGCCGGACATCGTCGCGGCGATCGCGGCCGCCGACAGGCCTTCTGGAGAGAACCCTTTTGGGACAATCAGCGCGATTTCTGCCCTGATTGCTGCTCTGGTCAATTCGTCCCCGGCCGCCCTGGACACTTTGAACGAACTGGCGGCGGCTCTTGGCAATGACCCGAATTTCGCCACAACAATAGCCACCGCGTTGGGCGGCAAGGAACCGACTCTTGCGACAATGACGCAACAGCAGGCCGAAGATCAATCCAGCACGGCCAAGGTGGCCACCACGGGACAACGGATCTGGCAGGCCATTGCAAAGTGGGCGGAAACGGGACTCAACGGGAAGTTAAACGCAACCGGTGGCACGGCGACCAATCTCAGTGAAACCAAGCAGCCGCCGATCACCGGGAGCGTCAGCAGCATCGACTGGTCGGCCGGTCACGTCACGATCGACTACGCCGGGAACACCAATATCAGCAGCGGCGGGTTCACCAACGTGCCGACGACCGGAAAGCGGGCTTTCCTGTCGATCTTTTTCAAGCATAACGGCGGGGCGCGGACGTTGACCTTGCCAAGCACGGTCAAGAGCACGATCACCCTGGCCGGCACCAGCGGGAAATGGGACCATATCGTGCTGTGGACTGATGACGGCGGGACCAACATCTACGGTCAGGTGGTGGAGAGCAAATGAGCGGGCTAATTGGGTGCCTGCGCAAACCGGTAGCAGCCCCAGCGGCACATCGTTATTGGCGGCTGTTGCCAACCGCACCGAGTTGGCACACATATCAAGGTATTTACCAATACTGGCAATCGATATTCACTTTTTCGTTTTACGCCTCATCCGATTGCACAGGGACCGACCTCTGCTTAGGGAAAACGGCAATGGCAAAATCAGAATACAACTCAGCTTATTCTGCCCTAAAGGCAAACGACAATAGCGACTCGACCCGGTGGGCTACGGCTTCAGTTTCGGACTCGAACATTAACCCCCAATGGTGGGGGATCGATTTGGGGGTAGGGAACTCGGCCGCTGTAAGGTCTGTAAAAATAGCAGGCTATTACGATGCCACCAACGGGGAACTGTACGCAAGGAGCTACGCCCTCCAGTTCTCCGACGATGGGACGAACTGGACAACGAAAAGCACGTTTAACACGGCAGAGGCCGCCTTGACCGTGCAATCCTTCCAAAACCTGTGAGGCAACCATGTACCGGACCAAAAGCAACCCGCTCGATCTCGTTTCGCAGCCGCTCGAACTGGTGGATGCCGACGGGAACCGCACGGTGCGCTCGATCCATGGAGCGTTTTCCGAAGAGCAAATGTTTGCTCACGGTTACTACCGCGACGTTGCGCCAGAGTTTGATCCATCCACGCATAAGCTCAGTACGGTGCCGACCTGGAACGAGGAGACCGGGACGGTGATGCTGGCGGCGGTGGCGAAAAGCGAAACCGAAATTATGGCTGAGCGCCTTGCATACTGCGGCCAGATCAAAGAAGCCGGGAAGGCTTATCTCTACGCCCAGATCGATGCCGACGGCATTGCCCTGGTCGAACGGCTGGTCGCCGCCGGCCACCCATACGGCATTGCCAACAGTCAATGGTGCATCGATCTGCGCAAGGAACAATACCGTCGGATGGCGGCGGTCGAGGCTGGAGTGGAAGATTTCACGCCTGAGATGCTGGATTTCAGCAGCCACGGGGAAAAGCACTACACCGTTGTCCAGATGATGATGGCGGCGGGGATGTAATGAAAAGATAAGAGAGGGAGCGGCCTGCCCGGTGCGGGAACACCGAACAGACCACCGAGATCACAGACGAAACCTGTGAGCCCAGCCAAGGCTCCCCCGCCCCGTGCACGAGGCGCGGCGAGTCTAGCGTGTCAAAACTATTTTGACAAGGAGGCTCGCACCATGAAGGAAATCCGATGCGGGAAGTGTGACCGAAAACTTGCCGAGGCTGATTTTGTCAGCCTTTCTATCAAGTGCCCACGTTGTGGGGCGCTAAATATCTTGAGGGCCGAGCGCCCCTGCCATGAACGCCCACGAGCGTCTGAAAGAGGAGACGATCGTGGAGCATCCGCAACCACCAGAAACAAAAGCCCCGGGACGTAACGGTTTCAAGTACCGGCCGAAGTTTGGTGTCGTTGTGCTCTGCACTGACGAACGCCACCACGTTGAAGTCTATGAGGCCCTGCGCCGGCAGGGATACCGCTGCAAGGTGGTGGCCGTATGAAAGAAGTTACCGTCCACCACAGCTGCAGGGAATTCAGCTCGTATCGAGCGGCTCGTGTCAAAAGCCTGTTCAATGTAGAAAGCGGCGCCAATTTTAGCATTTCGGCGGCCCTGCCCGTTGACGAACCTGGCTGGCAGATCGGCGTCATCGTTGGCCCCTCGGGAAGTGGCAAAAGTAGCCTTGGCCGGCAGCTCT